ATCTTGTGTTGTAAAGTTTTACTTGGTTATATTCAAGTAAATTTTGAGTACTTGCATTAGTTGGGACGTTTCCGCTTAAATTAATTTTACTACAACTTGGTATTGTAGCAGAAGTATCTAAAGCAATTTGAACACCGTCTACATAAAAAGCAATATCATTTTGTTTATATGCAAGTGCGTATTTATGATTTCCTTCAGAAAGATATTCACTATAAGCAGTAAATTGATTTACATTACCACTGTTTATGTATGCACGACCTTTAACACCTATTCCAGTTGCTTCTGCGGGACTCATAAAAATCCAATTACTTGTGCCACCATCACTTAATTGAAAACGCATATCTGCTGCTTGTATTCCATTTATTTTAGACTCAAAAAATATAGTACCCTCTGTTTGTCCTATAACACCACTTGGTACAGTTTGACTACAAACATCAGCCAACCTCGTTACTGCGCTACCTTGTGTTGGTATGTAAGATGTAGGGTAGCTTCCTTGTTCTAGTTGAAAACCAGTAACATAAAATGATTTTGTTCCTTCTGGAGATTTAAAACGAGGCGCAATATCTCCAGATGATAAAGTTTTAAATTCATACAAAACATTAACAGAGGGATGACTTTCGTCTATTCTAACAAAACTATTTGGTAATAAATCAAGATTAATCTCCCATTGACCATTTGCACCACCTTGCGCATTATCAAATACTATATTTCCTATGTTATTGTTTTTATATAACCAAAAAGATATAGCATAAACAGAACTTGCGTTAGGGGTTGCTTTATTAGCATAAAGTCCATTAGAATCAACTGTTATTAAATTTGCATTTGTAGAATTTACTGGATTACTAATGTTTTCTAAAGAAATAGTTGCTGCTCCTTGTTTTGTCCAACTTGTAAAATCTTCGCTATTAGTCATTTGATTTGTCCTACTCGGCTCTAACAACAAAGCACCTTTACTATCATCCTTATAATCTATTCTTGGTTGTCCACTACCTACTTCTTCAATTAAACCATCTTTATTTATAACAGTAGCATTTGATGCTCTACTAAAATTAAATGGTAAAGGTTTGTAATTACTATTTTCATCATTATAGGCAAGGATAGTATCTTTCTTTCCATACCATTCTCCATTACCAAATTTTAATGTATTCGCCATCTTATAATGTGTTTAAGTTTAATTCTGTTACTAATTCGTTTAATGACCTATAACTTGTGATATATTCTAATTCTTCGTCTGTTAGTGCAGTATCGTAGTAGCCAATTTCTTTTGTCTTTCCGTAGAAAGGATTTCCAGATGAATTTGCATCAGTTAATTGTATTTTACTTAATGAATTTGTTGGGAAACTATGATTCCAACTACCATAATTAGATTTGAAACCATTTATCCATAATTCAAGCGTATTTAAAACATCATTGTATTCCAATGCGAATTTATTAAACGCTAAAGCATTTTGTATTGGTGTTGTTAAAACACTTGAATAACTCGTAGCTTGTGCAAAACCAACAACTTGATTTCCACCAACATTGTTTGTGTATTGTAATACTAATCTATTAGCAGTTGAAAAACCATTTGAAATACTTATAACTCTTGATGTTTCATCATTAGACAACGCAGCTATATTAGCAAACAAAACTCCCTCACTATCATTAAACACTTCACTATTACCAGCACCATTAGCAGTTTCAGCAGCACGTTGGACTGTTGAGCCAGAGGTTGGTATGTAGGATGATGCTACTGAATTTTGTTCGAGCATAGCACCCCATACATAAACTCCACTTGTTCCGTCTCCTTGATAATTCCTAACCTTATTATCATTTAATAAAAATAATTGAAATACATTAATGCTTGTAAATGTTGAATCCGCAGTAAAATTATTAGTTATCTTAAACCAACCATTACCATAATCCTTAATACTTCCATTACCATTTAAAACAGTACCATTAAGTATATCAAAATCCGTTAAAGCATCTCCAGAACCAAAAGCACTTGCAAACCTAACATATCTTCTTTCTGCTTTTTTAACAAATATACTAACACTATAACTAACACCATTTGAAACACTTAAAACATTAGCCAACCTATGAAATGTATTTGTACTATCTTCTTTTAATTTATCAGCATTTAAACTGCCATCTGGAGAGATTATGTTATTACTTGTTATATTTGAATTAGATTTAGTCCAACTACCATTTGACATATCCTCACTATAAGTAACAAGGTTTGTAGAACTATTCTCTAACAAAAGAACACCATCTTCACTATCTGTATAATCTATTCTTGGTTTATCATTACCAACTACTTCTATTAATCCTTCTTTGTTTACTCTTGTTGCAATACTATTTCTTGTAAAGCTAAAAGGTAGAGGCTTAAAGTTGTTATTCTCGTCATTATAAGCTAACGTAGAGCCTTCTTTTGTCGCCCAAGTTCCGTTACCGAATTTAAGTTTCTGTGCCATATTATTCTATTGTGTATAATTGTCCTTCTGCCATATCTGTAAAAGATGTCCAAGACGTTAGTTGTTCTAGTTCGCTATTTGTTAATATTGAATTGTAGTATTGTAGTTGTTTAGCTTTTCCATAGAAAGGGAAATTTCCATTACCAAAATTAAAATCTAAATCCCTTAACCCACTTAATGAAATTGCATTTGTTTTAGTTATTAACTCAAACCCATTAACATATAAAGATATATCTCCACTTTTGTACTTTGCGGCAATCTTGTTTGAATTAAATGTATCTATATTAATATTAACACTAATTGTTGCACTACCACTAAAAATATCAAAATACAACTGATTTGCACTATAATAATAAATATTAACACTATTAGCGAGTGTGCCATTATTTATACATAAAGCAGTTGTTGATACATCGCCCTCTTGCCTACTTATCTCTGCCATCAACACACCTTCTGAATCGTTAAACGTATCAGCATTTCCAGAGCCATAAGCAGTTTCTGCTGAACGAGTTACTGCACTTCCGTTGGTTTTGATATAGCTTGTTGGATAACTGCCATCTTCTAACTGAAACCCCCAAATATAAATACTACTACCAGAGGATGTGTTTCCTCCACTATTACCATAAGAAGATGTTAATGATTGAGAGAACCCCAATCTAATTGTTGAACCTGCAGCTCCAGCCCCAGAAAATTTAGCTCCTAATCTCAACCAACCATTCCCATAATCTTCAAATTTTACTTCAGAAACAAGAGAACCTCCTTGATATAGTTTGTTTTTTATATCAAAATTAATATAATAAGAACCACTTGCACCAGAATATATTTGGATAAATTGTTGGTCTATGTATTTAACAAACACAGATACATAAAAAGTGTTAGTAACTGCAATAGAATCTGAAATCCTTGTATTTGAATTTGTTGAAAGCATTAAAGAGGCATTTATTGTTCCATCTGGAGAAACAATTGAATTTTGTGTAATTGTTGCATTATCTTTGCTCCAACTTGCATTACTAAAATCCTCACTATGAGTAACTAAATTAGTCCTCTGTGGCTCTAAAATATGATGTGGACATCCTACAACTTTACCCTCAATCATTGGATAGTTTAATCTTGATTGTCCGTTTGATACTTCTTCTATTAGTCCTTGTGAGTTTATTCTTGTTGCTTTACCACTTCTACCACCTATAAAGTCTCCACTACCATCTGAAGGTAGTACAGAACTATAAAAGTAGCCTTGTGTACAGGGTATTAATGCTAATTTTGGTTTTGCCATTTGTTTTAGTTTTGTATGTCTTGTATTCCTATTTTATGTATTGAATCTGCTAAACACTTAACTGCTTCAACTTCTTGTCTGTCATTCATATTAAACTGACCTTGTATCATTTCAGTTGACATTCCAATAGAAGATGCAGTTTGTATTGTGTTACCCCACCAAGAACTATCGTATATTTCGTTTGCCATTATCTTTTTCTTTTATTTTTTTAAACAATATCTCCATCTTCTTAACATTGGAGTCTTTTGGTTTATAAATCTTTTTCTTCATACTATCCTAAAAATATACCTCCAGAGAAATTAGAATCTGTATCTGGACTCATCTGCTCATTTGTAGATGTGTTATATTCTGGGAACAGATTGTTGTTGTAATCCATGTAATCTAAAAATCTCCTAGTATAAAAATCAGCAGTCTCATTAACTTTACCCATTAAATGTACTAACTCATCCTTATCTATAGCTTGTTTGTTATCTCCAATGTGTTTATAGATACCACCATTACCAATATTATAAGAGGCAAATGGCAAGTAAGAACTTTGGCTAAACCAAATCAACATAGGTTTTACATACTGATTAATTAAATTCTTGTAGTTAACGTTAGCAGAATCATCAAGAGTATCTGTTAGTATTAAGTCCTGTAACTTATCGTATAGGTTTCCACCTAAATAGTTTTGGATATGCAAATCTTGAGCAACCTCTACAAACTGTATTAGCTTATCGTCATCTGTATTTCCAGATATAATAGACTTTCTTTTTAAGTCATTTAATGTTATAAATAATGCTTTAGTTGCCATATCTTATTTTTTATTAGTTGGATAAGCCCCTCTGTCTGGTCTATCAATCATTCTTTCAGTCATCTCATTTGGATTTTTAGGCTCTTTTAAACCTTTCTCGTAAGCCGAATTAGGGTCTACTCTCTTATCTCCTTTTAACTTGTATACTCTTAACTCCCAGAAATGATGACAGTTTTTACCTCCCTTAAATTTTAGTAAACTATAGTTCTGTCTGTTATGACCTAACTCATTATTTACACCTCTAAAAGACATCATATTAATGTCTTCCTTTCTGAATACTATCTTTCTTTCTGTAAACGTTTCCATCTTCTTGCAGAAAGTTCTACTATCTGGAGATTTTCTTACAGGCATATAAGCGTATCTAACTTTATAGATTTCACTATCTTCTTTAGATGACTTGTTGCTAGACTTAATTTCAGCCATTTTAACCTCACTTAATTCCTCAGCATACTTCTCAGTATGTATAACCTCCCAATCATCGCTTATAATCTCTCCTAAGCCTTCTAATTGCTCTAACATATCATCTCCTTCTTCATCAGAAAAGTCTGTTGGCTCTTCTTGAGAACTTAGCTTCTCTCCTGTTTCTTCTTCTCTCTTAATCTTAGTAGAGATGTTGTCTAATTCTGTAAACTCAATAGGTTGTAAAGTAACAAAGTATAAGTTTAGGTATATTCCGTTTATAGATAATATCTCACAGAAGTCATCTAATAAATCCTTCTGGAAAGGTCTAATAACAAAGTTATCCATAAGTATAGATGCAGTTCTTAACTCCTCTGCATTGTTACCAAAACCTGTGTTGTCCTTAATACCTAATAAAATAGGAGATACAATTCCGTGTCCTAACATTATCTTCTCTCTACTCTCATCAGCTAAGAACTGATATTGTGCGTGAGCATCTGGTAAGTGTATAGGGTCTATAGTTGCAGAACTATCTTTGTCTTCGTTAAAAGCTATAATTGTTCTACCTGCATTGTTTGTTCCTCCAAACTTATCGTTTATCTTGCTTTCTATTATTTCTTGAGTCTCTTCTGGAGGAATACCATTATTGAAATTAATAAATAAGCTAGGCTGTAAACCATTTTTTATATTATTGATATGGTAATTAGATACCTCTACCTCTAAATCACAGTACTGTAAACATCCGTGATAGTCACTAGGAGTGTAATACCAAAATCCACTTTGATAAGGTTTAGATACAAATATCTCAGAAGTTTCCTTCTTACTACCTTGACCAAAAGCAGGTATTCTTTTAGGCTTATCGCCTCTTTTATACTCAGACCAATTAGGATGATAATACCAAGCCTTTATAATTCCATCTACAGCTTTCTCAGCTCTAAGAGTTTCTATTGGAAAGT